TACTTGAACACTGGGTCAAGACTGCCGCGGCCTACCTGTCGGCCGGCAACAAAATCCCGGTGCCCGTGACACACACCGAAGACCCGGAAGCCAATCGCGGCTGGGTCGTTGACGTGTTCGCCGAGGGTCAGAGTCTCTTCGCCACGATGGATCTGGTTGGCGAAGCGGGGATCAAGCTGGCCGGTACATGCGACGTGTCGATCTTCAGCCCGCCCGAGTTGGTCGACGGCCACGGCAACAAGTACACGCGGCCGATCGTTCACGTCGCCCTCTGCACCGATCCGGTGATCCCCGGCCTGGCCGGCTTCGTGCCCATCGAAACGTCGCGCGGCGGAACCCGCGAGACCATCAAGGTGCCTGTCCTAAAACTGGAGCAAATCCAAATGCCCGATCCACTCAATCCCATGGGTTCTCCCGCCGCCGACCCCGCTGCCGCGACCGGCGGCGACCCCGCCGAAACCATCGTCAGTGCGATCACCGACAAGGTGATTAGCCTAGTGAAGGACAAGACCATGACCGCACAAGAGAAGAAAGCGGCCTTTGGTGACCTGATGAAGAAACTCGAAAAGGCGCTGGGCATCTTCGAGGAGACGCCGAAGCCGGACGCAGCGCCGGCCGCCGATGCGGCTCCGTTTGCCGCAAGCCGCGCGGCCGCCCCCGATCCGTTTGTCGTCAAGCTGGCCCGCGAAAACTACACGGGCAAGCTGGACGGGTTGGTCGCCGCCGGCAAGATCACGCCGGCCGTCCGTGACGACCTGGTTTCGCAGCACTTGGCCGACGCGCCGTTGACGCTGGCTCTATCGCAGAAGAGCACCAGTCAGATCGACGGGCTGATCTCCGCGCTGAGCAAGAACGCCTCCGTCGTGCCGGCCGGTGAGAGGACCGGCCCACAAGCGCTCGCCCTGGCCCGCTCGACTCCCACGGGCGAAGACCTCAAGAAAAACCGCACCGAGGCCGGTAAGGAATTGGCGACCATGACCGCCCGGGCCGCCGGGTTGCCGCTGCCCAAGTAACGCATCCGGGACCGCTCGGAACCGCAAAAACATCAGACCTTAACCGCAAATCAGCGAGGAAAACCATGAAGGCGATGAATCGAGTGCCCGGCGTCGGAAGTTCCACCGAATACGGCTTCCGCCGCATCATGGCCGGCGGTCAGCCGCAGTACCTACCCGGCGGAATTGTCATCGACGGCACCTATGCCCGCGACCCGTCGAACGCGAGCTACGTCGACCGGCTGCAATGCGGCTTGATGATGGGCCGGATCACGGCGAGCAAATTGTGGGCGCCCAGTGTGATCGGAACACTGGGAACGACGATTGCCGGCACGGCAACGACGCTTGCGTTCCTGCACACGGAAGAGGCCACGGAGTTGGTTCGCCGCGTTGGTACGACGGGCACCTTCAAGATCACCGGCCCGCACGTTTCCGGCGGCCGAGTGAAAACCCGCACGCTCACTTACAGCGCGGTTGGCGCGGGGTCCGGCGCCAACGAAGTTCAGACGTTCACGCCCGATGCGGCTGCGTCGGCCGGAACGTACCGGATCAAACTTCAGAAGCCGGACGGCACCTCCGTTTGGACGGCCGCAATCGCCTACGGCGCGACACTGGCTGCGTGTCAGGCTGCGATCACGCTCGCTCTCGGCGATGTCGCCGGCTGGGTTGCGTCCAGCGCGGGCTCGGCTGCCCCGTGGTCTGCCGGTCCGATCGCTCTGGTATTGACTGCCAGCGGCACAGGTTACACGGCCCACGATTACCCGATGTGTGAGATCGACATCACGTCGATGACCGGCCCGACGGCAATTACCGGGGTTCAGACTACTCGCGGCTTCCCGGTCGCCGCGACCGTGACGATCACCGCGCCGGGTCTGGCGGCGGCCAACTGCGTGCAGACCTGGACGCCCAACGCCGCGTGGACCGCCGGGACGATGAGTTTCGGCTTCACGCACCCGACAACTGGCGCGATTCACTGGTTAACGTTCACCTACACAACCGATCTAGCAACCACGCTGGCCGCGATCAACGTGATTCTGGATGCCGAGTTCGGCACCAGCATGATCGTGGCTACAGGCGGTGGCAACATCACGTCGCTGATATTCACGTACAGCGGTGGCGTGTTCGCCGGTCGCGAACACGCCTTGCCTCTGGTGAGCTACTCGGGCGCAACGGGGGCGGCGTCGACCACCACGTTTACCAACGTCGCCGGTTACTCTGAAGCCTTTTACGCCGGATCGCTGATCCAGCCCACGGACGGCAGTGAGACGCCTCTAGGCCTGCTGGGCGTCGATAGTGGTCTGAAGGTCACTGACGACGACGGGAGCACGAACCTGGACGTGGAGTGCAGCCGACTCATCATCGGCAGCGGCAACGGCGTGGTCGATGCCGGTCAGATCATCAATTATCCGTCCGATACCAGCCTCAGAGCGTGGATCAAGGAAAAGCTACGGGCGGCCGGGTCCGGTTACGTCTTCGACGATGACCACGTAGGGTAAACCAACCACGCGACACGGGAAGTCCGCACCGTACTGACCAACAACCAAACCGTTCTTTCGAGGAAGCAGATCATGCCCGCAAGCCTTCAGGACTTCCTGTATTTCGAGAATCTCATCGGCTCCGTGCAGCAAGTGCTCGGGGGCGTGCCCGAGGATGTGCTGCCGCCGGGATTCTTGAACGTGACCGATCGCGTGGAAGGCAAGACCGGCGAATACACAATGGCCGCCGGCACGCGGGAGACGGCCCGCATCGTGGCCTACGGCTCGCCGGCCCGCCAGCGAGTGATGACCGGCGTTAAGAAGGTGCCGGTCAGTCTGCTGCACACCTTTGAGAGTCTGCCGGCCGATCCAACCGTCCTGATGCAGCTCCAGAGCGAGGAATCCAACGTTCGGCAGGTCATGGGCCGCGAGACGATCGCCCGCAACCTGGTCGACTTCGGCACGCGGTTCCGCAACTTGCGCGTGTCGTGCGTGTACTCGATTTTTAAGTACGGGGCCATTTACTTTGACAGCGAGGGCAACCTGCTACCAAGTTCCACAGGTGCATACTACACGGTGGACTTCCAGGTGCCGGTCGGAAATAAGGACCAACTCGATATCCTCGGGGAAGGCGAGATCATCGACGCTTCGTGGGCGACGGCGGCCACGGATATCATCGCGCACGTTCGCAACATCAAGTCGGCTGCGAGAAAGAAAACGGGTTACGTTCTCAAGCACTGTTTCTACGGGCCAAACCTGCCGAGTCGCCTGCTGGGCAACACGATGATCAAGTCTCTCATCGCCGGTAGCCCGAACCTCAACGAAGCGTTCGTCAACGCGCCGAGCGAAATCCCCCAAGGCTTGCTCGGTCTCCAGTGGCATCCGATCGCTGATGCGTTCTTTGTTGACGCGGATGGTGCCTATCAATCATGGTTCAGCGGCGATGAAGCGATTTTCACTCCCGATCCGTCGCCGGACTGGTGGGGACTCATGGAAGGCACCTATCCCGTGCCGACCACAACCGAGATATCTGCCGACATGGCGCAAGCCGTGAATAGCTTCCAGGCGATTCAGGGGGCATTTAGCTTCGCAACCGTTAGCTACAATCCGCCGAGCATTATGCACTTCGCCGGCGACACGTTCCTGCCCTTGCTCAAGAATCCGTGGGCCGTGTTCCTTGCCGACGTGACCCCGTAACTCGGAGGCTCGCCGGCTGCAATGGAACCCGTCCGCGTCAATCTCGCGCCCCTGATGCGTTTCCGCGACCGGATCACACAGGGGCTTGCCGGCGGCGGCGACGACAATCCCATCCGTCGCGCTCTGCACCAATGGGCCCACATCTTCCGGGCCTTTTTGCAGGAGCGGTTCAACGCATTCTCGCGAGGCGGCGGCGACTGGAAGTCGCTGGCCGAGAGCACAAAACGGCGGCGGCGTGGGCCGCAACGGGGCAAGGCGAGTCTCCGAGGGAAGCGGGGGAAGGCGCACGCGGCGACCGGCACGTTCTCAATCCTCCGCGACAAAAACATTCTGTACAACGTGGTGGCCCCGGCTTTCACCGGCGCTCCCGGCCAGCTTCAGGAAGACATCCCGTTCGGCGTGCGAGTTGGATTCGGCGGCCCCGCGCGGCACCCAGACGGTACGGCGACCATCGCCGACATCGCAAGTTTTCACCAACAGGGCGGGCCGCACTTGCCGCAACGCAAGATCGTCGTGCCGCCGGACGAGCCGACACAGAAGGTCATGGCCGGCGCGATGGATACCGCCCTGAAGACCATAGCGGGGGAGGCGTGACGTGCTCAATTCCACACTCAACCCGCTGACTCAGGTACACGACTCCCTCTGGGAAATGCTCGAATCGAGCGAGGCGTGGTGCGAACTGGTGGAACCGGGCAACCGGATCAAGTTCAGCGGGCGAGGCGTCTCGCCGCGAAAAGACCAGGCCCTGGAAGCCGACCGGCCGGAAGTACAGATCCGAGCGATCACAGTCGATTCGTTTCTGAACGCCGATTCAAGCAACACCAAGATCATCGCAGCCTTTGAGATACAGATTGCCACATCGCAGCAGGGCTTTGACGCCTCGCTCTTTCCTGTTTTGTGGGAAACGATCAAGGCCCTTCACTTGTACCGGTCGTTTCTCATGGCGCTGACCTGGGAAGAAATCCCGTTCGTCAAGCGGGTGCAGGGGCGTCCGGGCCAGATCGGTGTGGGCCAGGGAGACGCCGCCAAGGGAATGCTTTGGTGGGGCTGTCTCTGGGCGTGCGAGGTCGAAATGTGGCTGCCGGCAGCCTACCTAACACCAACCGTTTAGTTCATTCACGGAAGGAAATGTACCATGGTCGTCACAACTATCGGCGGTTCGTCTGATGAAATCCGCATCCCGGGCAACCTCCGCGTTTCCGGGACGGTCAATATCGCTGGCGCGACCTCCGGCATCGGTCGCACCAACCTTACCCAAGACGCTCTGAAAGCCTATCCGCTGGAGCCGGAGTCGTGGAGGGTTTTCGACGCGATGGACACACCCCTCCCGGCAACCCCGCTTACGGATGATTTGGGGCTCGTGAGCGGGGCATTCGGCACGGCCGTACCGAGCCTGCAAACCGAAGATCTGAAGGCGGCCGGCGCCACGACTAGCCGGGCCCGTCGTACATTCGTTTTGCCGCCGGAATACGTGGCAGGCGAGACGGTCCAAATTCGCGTCCACGCCGGCATGTCGACCACGGTCGCCGACACGACGGCAACCGTAGATGTCGAGGTCTATAAGTCCGACCGCGAGGCGGCCGTAGACGGAGCCGATCTATGTGCCACGGCCGCACAGTCGATCAATAGCCTGACTCTCGGTGACAAGGACTTCACGGTCACCGCAACCACACTCTCACCTGGTGACATCCTGGATGTCCGCATTTCGGTCACGGTCACTGACGCGGCCACGGAAACGGCGGTCGCGGCCATCATCGGCGCGGTGGAGATGTTGCTGGACATCAAAGGCTGAGGTGATTACGAAACCCACGGAAAAGGAAATACGTCATGCCCGAAACAGCC